GCAACGTCGAGTCGATCTTCGACTACCACTGGCGGGCGACCCTCCGGCCGTTCACCCGGGAGATCTCTGGCGGGATCTCACCTTGGGCCATCCCGGGCCGGTCCAACAAGATGCTCTTCAACCCGGACGCTTATGTCCGTCCCGGCTTCGAGGGCCGCTCCCGCGCCTACCAGGCGCTCCACGGCCTCGAGGATGAGACCGGGCGGGCTATCACAGCCGAGGAAATCCGAAGCATCGAACAGATCGACGGCGATGAGGCGTCGGCGATCGACGCCGGCCAAGCCCTGGAGGGAGTATGAGCAAGCCGACCTACATCCGATCGATCACAACCGACCAGCTGTCACTCCGGGACGACGGTCGCACCGTCGAAGGGAAGATCCTCCCCTACAACGAGCCGGCCCAGGTTGTCGACATCCACCCGGTCACCGGGCAACGGCAACGCTTCACCGAGGTACATCTGCCTCGCGCCATTGCCCGCCAGCTCCAGCTGATCGCCGGTGTGCTCAAAGGACGGCCCAACTACATCCGGCTCAACCTCGACCACGGTGAGGACCTGCCCCGTCAGATCGGCTACGCCAGGAGTCTTTCGGAGACCGAGGACGGCGCCTTTGCCACCTTCGGGCTCTACGACCGGCCAGACCTGCCCCTGATCCAGTCGATGCTCCGCGAGTCCCACAACGGCCTCTCGGTCGAATTCGTCGACCACGGTTCGTATGCCGAGGGTGACACCGTCTACCGGCGGTCCATCGAAGTCCGTGCGGTGGCCGCCACCCCCCTCAACACATTCCGCACGGCCAAGGTCCTCGCTCTACGGGACGACACTGGCGACGACCCGCCCCCGGAGTACGAGCTGCCCCCGATGGCCACCCCCAAGCTCGACAAGTACCGGGAGATCTTCGCCTGAAGGCTCGCGCGATCGCGCGAGCCGGTTAGATTGCCGGAAGCAATAGAGCGGACACCACGTCCGAGGAGACACCCCACCGAAGAGTGGCCACCCTCCCAGAGCGGACACCCCGTCGCATCCACCGACGATTGGAGTGTCCCTCATGTCTGAGCATCCGCTTCTCGCCAACCTTCGTAGCCAGTTCGACCAGGTCAAGACGAGAGCCCAGGCGATCCTCGACCTGGCGGTCAAGGAGGACAACCGGGATCTGACCGACGACGAGACCAAAGAGCTGGAGACCCTGGCCAAGCGCAAGACCAGCCTCGAGGAGCAGATGGAGGCGGCCGCGGTCGACTGGAGCATCAACTCCCAGATCACAGAGAAGCTGCAAGCTCTCAAGGTCGCCAACGATCAGAAGCCATTCGCCTATCGGTCCGCCGGCGAGCTCCTCTTCGACATGCTCCACCAGTCCGAGGCCGACTCCAAGGCCCGCTACCAGACGGTGATGAAGAGGGCGGCCGAGCACATGGGGACCATCGCCGCCGAGACCACCCCGGTCGCTGGTGACCTGGCCGGCCTTCATGTCATCCCCAGTGTCGGTCCGGTCATCGACCCCATCCCCTCGTCGATGCCCTTCGCCAGTGCTCTCGGCCTGCTCCCGCTGCCCGACACGACCTTCACTCGGCCGACCGTCGAAGACCCGGACGGTGACGAGGGTGTCGGCGTCCAGCCGCTGGAGAAGGCCGAGCTTCCCTCCAAGAAGTTCGACGTGACGTCGGTCCCGGTCACCTCGGACACGGTCGGCGGCTATCTGAACATCAGCCAGAAGCTGCTCACCTTCCGGGCGGGAAGCCTCGAGCTGATCCTCCGTCAGATGAGAAAGCGTCTCTCCCGACACATCGAGAAAGGAACCGTGACCGCGGCAGCGACGACCACGACCATCGAACCGCTCGAGTCAAACGCCGACGCGGCGGCCACCCTCCAGGCGATCTACGACGCTGCAGCCACCGTCTACACCATGACCGGTGAGCTGGCCGAGTGGATCCTGATGGGCCCACTCGGCTTCGCCATGATCGGCGGGAAGACCGACCTGGCCGGCCGGCCACTCTTCCCCTACCTGGGCGCGGCCAACGCCCCCGGGCAGTCGAACGCCTCCGGGTTCACCTCACCGGTCGCCGGACTGCGTCCCATCCAGACCTGGGCGATCCCCGACACGGCCGTCTACGTCGGCAACGGGGAAGGGGTCGAAGGCTGGCTCTACCAGTATCCGATCCTGGAGGCGGTCGAGCCGTCGGTCCTGGGCCGGCAGGTCGCCGTCGCCGGCGAGCTGGCCACCAACAGCCCGGTCGCCAACGCCGTCGTCAAGCTGGTCGACCAGACCCCATAGGAGGGGACGATGACGTTCCCGGACCCGTATGAGGAGTCATATCCGCCCAGCCTCTGGGAGACCGAGGTGGTGCCTTCGGGCGTCCAGGCCACCACCTCGACTCCGTCGGATTCGTGGACGAAGGCGGCTATCCAGGAGTGGCTCGACGAGAACGAGATCGCCTGGGACTCTTCGATGACCAAGGCTCAGCTACTCGAACTGGTCCATGGCCCTCCTGCGTCACCAGAGCCGCCAGCTGAGGAGCCTGAGCCCGCGCCGGAGGGTGGGGAAGGATGAGCTGCGGCGTCACCATCGAGGACATCCAGGGAATCCTTAACGTGCAGGCGGACCCGACCAGGGATGAGCAGATCGGCTGGGCCCTCGACGCCGCCTGTGCCCTCTGGGCGCATCGGACCGGCCGGGTCGACCCGGAGAATCCTGGTTCGGTCGCCCAGGTCACCGAGCAGGGCCGCATGTTCGTCACCCTGGCCGCCACCCGGCACTACATGCGGTTCTCTGCCCCGTTCGGGATCGCCGGCGATTTCGACACCGGCCCGGTCTACGTGATGAGCCGGGATCCCGACCTGCAGGCGATGCTCACCGGGGAACGTCTCAGCTTCGGAGTGGGCTGATGCTGACCATCACCCCGACCCTCCTCAAGGACACGATGCATGAGATCGCCGATGCCCTCGCCGCGGAGGTCGACGCCACCGTGGTCGTCTCGGCCCGGCCCGTCGACGCGGTGGTTGCTCCCCAGCTGGTCGTCACTGCCGGCGCATCGTGGATGCAACCGGGAGGCAGCCTCTGCGAGCGGCTGATCGGCCTGGCCGTGGTCATCTACGCCGGCCGCTATGACCTAGCAGGCACCTGGGATCAGCTCACCGACCTGTCAGAGCTGGCCTACCGGACCCTCGAGGATCTGCCACGCATGGACGTGACCAGCCTGGCCCGGGCCGGCAGGTACACGGTGGCCGGGGTCGACCACCTGGGCGCCGTCATCAACTTCAACGTCTACCGATAGGAGGAACCACCAATGTCCGTAGTGGAAGCCAAGGTCAAGGGAGGAACCCTGAAATTCGGGGAGGTGGCCACCCAGTTCGAGTTCTCCTGCCAGGTGACCAACGTCCGGATCAACAGCTCCTACTCCGACGACGGCGACGCCCTCGAAACGCTGTGCGGAGACACGGTGCCCGCCGGCCGGAAACTCGACTCCCGCGCCGTGGCCGGCACCTTCGTCCAGGACTGGCTCGACGAGGCCCTGTCGATCACCGAATACCTATGGGAGCACGACCTGGAAACCGTCGCCTTCGAGTATGTCCCCAACAGCGCCGACGGCGGTCCCACCCTCACCGGCCAATGCCGCCTCGAGGTGCCAGGCGAGAGCTTCGGTGGTGATGTCAATACCCGGATCACCTCCGACTTCGAATTCCCCATCGTCGGTGAAGTCACCCGCACCTGGCCGGTCGCCATGGCCGCCTCGACGCCCGAGAGCCCTCACACCCAGGAGAGCCTCGAAGCGCTGACCGTCGCCGAGCTCCAATCGATCGCCGGCGAGCTCGGCTTGTCGACGTCGGGGACGAAGGCGGAGCTGGTCGACCGGATCCTCGCTTCGCAGGCCTGAACGTGGCCGGGCCGCGGGTCGAACTGGTCGGAGCAGACACTTTCGACCGAACGCTGGACCAGGCGGCCGACGCCATCTCCGACATGAAAGGGGCGACCGAGAAGACGGCGACCCTGATCGTGGCCGACGCCCGGGCTCGGGCGCCACGCCGGACCGGCCGGCTCGCCTCCTCGATCACCGGCGATGTCCAACCCAACCAGTCCCTCGTCGGCTCCGACCTGGTCTACGCCCCGGTCATCCACTGGGGCTGGCCCGACCGGAACATCGCCCCTCAACCGTTCCTCCTCGAAGCGGCCGAAGGGACAGAAACCCAGTGGGTCGGCTACTTCGAGGACGACATCACAAAGGCGATCAGCAAAGTGAGAGGAGCCTGACATGGCATGGCAACGCTTCAAGGTCGAAATCAAGGGGGAGGATCCGGTAACGGTCCAATCGAACGTCCGTGACTGGGCGTCGGTCCCGGTGAACGAGCTTCAGACGTTGGCGGGGATCTTCCGGGTCTCCCACAATGCCCTGCTCCGCACCCGGCTGACCAACGTGCCCCTCAACTTCGACGCCTTCATGGAGGTCCTCGATGGGATCCCCGAAGTGCTCGATGAGGATGTCGAACCACTGGACCCTACCCCGACGGAAGCCTCGGAGCCATGGCCACCGCCGTCGTAATCGGCTGGGGCGGGACAGTCTCTGACTGGCTGGAGAACCCCCGTGCGCTGCTCACCGCGTTCGAACTGATCGAACAGGTGAACCGGAGGAGCCGGTAATGGCCCAGCCCGTCGAACTAGTCGTCAAGGTCCTGGCCGACGCCTCCAAGGCGACCACCGAGCTGAAAAACGTCGGCGACACCGCCAAGACGACGGGAGGTAGCTTCTCCGGGCTGGGCGGGATCATCGGCGGGGCGCTCGCCGTCGGCACCGTCGTCGCCTTCGGGAAGGAAGCGGTCACCGCCGGTGAGGAAGCCGCTTCGGCGATGGCCGGCCTCGAACAGGCCTTCCTGAACGCAGGGGACGGGACCGGGCAGGCCGCCGCTGATGCCGCCGCCTACGCGTCGGAACTGTCGAAGCTGATCGGGGTCGAGGACGAGCAGATCCTCGCCGCACAAACCCAACTGGCCACCTTCTCGAATCTGTCCTCTGAGACGGGCCGGGCGTCGGGAGCCTTCGACCGGGCCACCACCGCCGCAGCGGATCTGGCCGCCGCCGGCTTCGGCAGCCTCGAATCGAATGCGGCCACCCTGGGCAAGATCCTCCAGGACCCGGCCGAAGGCCTGGGGAAACTGCAGAAGCTGACCGGGCCGCTCACCGACAGCCAGAAGGATCTGATCACCAGCATGGCCGAAGCCGGAGATGTGGCCGGCGCCCAGGCCGCGGTCCTCGACATCCTCGAAGGGAAAGTGGCCGGCACCGCGGCAGCGACAGCGACCGAATCAGCGAAGATGGGTGTTGCCTGGGGGGAAGTCTCAGAGGCGGTTGGTGGAGTGCTCCTGCCCATCCTCGGCGCTCTCGCACCGCTCCTCTCGACGATCGCCGGGTTCCTCGCCGAGAACATGGACTGGCTGCTACCCCTGGCCGGGGCCATCCTCGCCGTCGCCGCCGCAGTGAAACTGTGGGGGATCTACCAGGCGATCCTCAACGGAACCATGGTGCTCAACCCGATCGGCCTGGTCGTCGCAGCCATCGCCGCGTTGATCGCCATCATCATCCTGGTCATCAAGAACTGGGATGACATCGTCGCCTCCACCCAGAAGGCCTGGGAGGCGATCAAAGAGGCGGTCGGCGCAGCCTGGGATTGGATCAAAGGCAAATTCCAGGCGGTCTACGACTGGTTCGTCGGGATCAGGGACAAGATCGCCGTCTTCTTCTCCGGGGCGGTCGAATGGCTGGGGGATGCAGGCCGGTCACTCATCGACGGGCTGCTCGGAGGGATCAAGAATGCCTGGACCGCGGTGACCGACTGGCTCGGCGGGATGCTCGACCGGATCCTCGGCTTCTACGGGAATGCGGGCCGCTGGCTCTTCGATATCGGCAAGAAGATCATCGAAGGGCTCTGGGACGGTCTGAAGGACATGTGGGACAACGTGACCGGTTGGATCGGCGGTCTCGGCGACAAGATCGCCGACCTGAAAGGCCCACCGGCCAAAGATGCCAAGCTTCTCCAGAATGCGGGCCGGCTGGTCATGGGCGGCTTCCAAACCGGGCTCGCCCAAGGCTGGGGAGGAGTCGCCGGCTATCTGTCCTCGAGGAACGTTGCCCTCAACGGAGCTCTAGGCGGCCGTGCCGGTCCCGGAGGTGCCAGTCCCTACACCCTCAACCTCTACCCCCGCACCGTCGACGCCAACGAGGTGGCCCAAGGGTTCCGACGGCTCGAACTGCAAAGGGCCTACCAGTGAACCCATGGGATCCGGCCGACTGTGAGACCCACCGGTATCAGAACCCGGATGGGGAGACTCTCACCTTCCGCACCCTGAAAGGCACCGCGGGCCGGCAGATGCCACCAGCAGTGGTGACCACCCTCCCCGCCCCCGGCTCCGGCGGATCACGTTATGTGGGCACCTTCCACGGTGAGCGGATCCTCACCCTGCCCGTCGTCGACCCAGGCCCACTCGACGGACGGCCAGATTTCAGAGAG